GAAGATTCTGAAAGAAACTTTATTTCAGCAAGAACATCCAGAGCCGAACAGCCCGACGCTTTGCAGGGAGTTCACGCAGATCATGTCCTGCTTATTTGTGACGAAGCTAGTGGTGTACCAGAACAGGTATATGAAGCTGCCGGTGGGTCCATGTCTGCACACCATGCATCTATGGTATTAGCAGGCAACCCTGTACGAAGCTCTGGATATTTTTATGATACATTCCATAAACTGGAAGATAGATGGAATACATTTCATGTGTCGTGTGAAACAACGTCACGGGTATCGAACGAGTATATTGAAGAATGCAAACTCCGCTATGGACCGGAGTCTAATACATACCGTGTGCGTGTTCTTGGTGAATTTCCTAAAGGGGATGATGACACGGTCATAAGCATGGAATTGGCAGAAGGTGCCATTACACGCGATGTGTTTCCAACAACATTTGGTACTGTAGTCTGGGGTATCGATGTCGCTAGATTCGGTTCTGACGCATCCGCTCTATGCAAGAGAAAGGGAAATTCTGTCACAGAGTCTGTTAGGCTATGGCGTGGTCTTGATACAATGCAGTTTACGGGTGCTATCAAGGCTGAATATGATAGTGCCGAAGAGAAGCCAAAGGAAATATTTGTTGATGCTATCGGGCTTGGCGCAGGGGTAGCTGACAGGCTTAGAGAATTGGGACTCCCAGCTTATGCGATAAATGTCAGCGAGAGTCCTTCACTTGGCGATACATACCTGAACCTGAGGGCTGAATTGTGGTATAAGGCCAGAGGATGGCTTGAAGGTCGGGATGTGCGGTTACCCAAAGATGCCAGGTTAAAATCAGAACTTACCACATTGCGGTATACATATACGTCTACAGGTAAACTCAAGATAGAATCTAAGGCAGAGCTGAAGAAAAGAGGGGTAGAAAGTCCAGATGCTGCAGATGCATTTGTATTGACGTTTGCGTCCGATGCTGGTACTGCTATAGGAGGAAGATCCAACAGACGTTCGGGTAAGTTGAAAAGAGATCTTGCAGGGATAGTCTAGGGGGTTCGGCTGCTAACTGGCGTATCAGCCCAACTTAAACAAACAAAGGTGTCTTCTCCGCAATAGGGTGTTGCCCCTAGACATCTTGTCATCAAAGAATGAGAATGTCGTTACATATCTTTAGCAGCGTGGTTGAATTTGGCATATATAGACGAGGCTGAAACCGAAGCTGGTATCGGGATGACGGAGGAGGAACTGCAAACCGCAGTTCGTGCCTATATCACAGACGCGATCCAGTACATAGACGATGACATCAGCCCGATCAGGGCAGAGTCAACCAAGTATTACAAAGGCGATCCATTCGGCAACGAAGTAGACGGCAGGAGTCAGGTTGTCAGCCGTGATGTTCGTGATTCCGTGCAGGCCGTACTCCCTTCGATGATGCGTGTGTTCTTTGGATCTGAGAAGGTTGTAGAGTTTGTGCCACGTTCCGGCGAAGATATCGCGATGGCTGAACAGGCCACGGATTATCTGAACTACATCATACAGCAGGATAACGACGCCGTAACCTTGTTCTACAGCGTGTTCAAGGACGCACTGATGAATAAAGGCGGTTTCGTTAAATGGTGGTGGGACGATTCTATAGAGGTACATACGCATACGTTTGAAAATCTAGACGAAGGTGCGCTAGGTCTACTGCTACAGGAGGATGGAGTAGAAGCCGTATCAGTGGAAGCTCGTCCAGCTCCGGGCATCGATGAACAACAGGCTGCGATGATGCAGGCCCAGGGTATGCCAGTACCGCAGATATACGATGTTGAGATTAAACGTCACCACAAACGCAATAAAGTCAAAATAGAAACAATGCCGCCGGAAGAGTTCCTAGTGGATGCAGCAGCCACAAGTCTCGATGACGCTATGGTTGTAGGCCACAGAACGATGGCTACGGTGTCATCACTGGTTGCCTTGGGATACGATAGGAAACTGCTAGAAGAGCATTTGTCGGATGAAGTTGCCTTTACTGGTACGGATGAATATTGGGCACGATACAATGATCGCACATCCAACAGTCCTTTGTCAGCTTATGAACGCAGGCGTGTACTGTACGTCGAAGCATGGTGCTATGTCGATTACGACGGTGACGGTATAGCGGAACTCAGGCGTGTATGCACGATTGGCGATGGCTACAAGGTTGTGAACAACGAGCCTGCCGATGAGATACCGTTTGCTATGTTCGCTTGCGACCCAGAGCCTCATGTGTTCTTTGGGTCTGACTTGGCCGACCTGACAAAAGATATTCAGAGAATCAAGTCAGCCGTACTGCGTGGTATGCTGGACAGCTTGAGTTTCGCGTTATATCCAAGAACGGGTGTAGTCGAAGGTATGGTGGACATTGATGATGTCCTGAATCCAGAAGTTGGTTCAATCATCAGGATGCGCCAGCCTGGTATGGTACAGCAATTGGATGTGCCGTTCCTGGGTAAGGAAGCGTTTCCTATGGTCGCCTATCTGGATGACATGAAGGAATCTCGAACCGGCCAGACGGCTGCGTCACAGGGCTTAGATCCAGATGTACTTCAATCCACAACCAGGGCTGCTGTAACCGCTACGATTCGTGGTGCTGAACAGCATCTGGAAATGATGGCTAGACTGTTTGCAGAAGATGGATTCAAACGTCTGTTCAAGGGATTGCTAAGACTCATCATCACGCACCAGGACCGTGAGCGCGTAGTTCGCCTGCGTAACGAATGGGTGCCAGTAGATCCACGGGTATGGGATTCTTCTATGGATTGTACGGTGAATGTGGGTCTAGGCTCCGGTATGACTGACGAACGGCTGGCTGTACTGAATCAGGTTGTAGTCAGGCAGACGGAAGCGTTGGAGAAACTTGGGCCGGATAATCCTCTTGTCGGTTTAGGCAATATCAGAAACACGTTAGCCAAGATGCTGGAGATCAGTGGCTACAAGGACACAGATCAATTCTTCAAACCTCTACCGATTGATTGGCAGCCACCGCCACCTGAACCGCCGCCGCCAACTCCAGAAGAGTTGCTCGCACAAGCACAGATGGCAGATATCCAAGCTCGCACGGCAATCGATCAACAGAAGTTGGAGGTTGATGTAATGAAGGCGCGACAGCTCGATGAGCGAGAGAGTGTGCGTATTGCTGGCGATATCGCTATACGGGAATTTCAGGCTGAAGAGAAATTTGATAATGAAGTAGACCTTGAAATTTTGAAGAAGAGATTAGAAGATGAGTGAGTTGACTCGCGAACAGAAGGGACTGCGAGCTGATGAGATATTAAAAGATCCTGTGTTCACCGAAGTTATCGAAGCCGCAAGAGTCAGCATCGTTACACAATGGCATCTGACGGATCTGAACGAGGTGAACACCAGGGAGAATCTTTATATGCAGGGTCGTGGCCTCGATGAAGTCGTTCGTGGTCTTAGGACATTGGTCGCGGATTGGGCAGTAGAAAAGAAAAATAAATCTAAGAAACGGAGAAAATAGTGAGCGAAACAACAGTCACCAACCCATCAGGGAGTGACCGTAAACGGCGCACTATGGACGAGATTTCAAGCTCGTTCAATGAAATGCTTGTCGGAGAACCAGGGGAGCAACCCGAGCCGGTTGAGGCAGAGGACTCCCTAGAGGAGCATGAGGTAGAATCCGAATTATCCGACAGTTTGGATGAAGTGGATGAGTTCGCAGACGAGGAAGCTGGCGAAGAGCAATCCGAAGGCGAAGGTGCAACCTACCGTGTACTCGTAGACGGCAAAGAGATGCAAGTTCCGCTGGACGAACTCTTATCGGGCTACCAAAGGGGATCTTCATTCACACAAAAGAGTCAGGCGTTGGCAGATGAGCGCAATGCGTTCGCTGAACAGCAAACGGCTCTGGGGCAGGAGCGTCAGACGTATGCGTCTGTGCTTCAGCAGCTCCGGCAACAGATGGAAGCTGCCGCACAACCGAACATTGATTGGGATACGCTAGAGCGACAAGACCCCGTTCAATGGCTAAAGCTCAAGCAGATGGAGCGAGATCGGGAGGGGCAGATTCAAGCC